CTATAGGATTTAATATTTCCATATATGAATTATATCATATTATAATTTATTCATAGAAAAATTTTCCACTTGATATGGCGGTTGGTGGATTATCTTTATGCCAAACATTAATTACAACAACTCTGCGAATTCCAGTTATTGGAGGAGTTGTATTATGAATAATGTGCCCTGCATCAAATATGATTAACCTATTAGGCTTACAGGCTATTCTTTCCCTTAATTCAATTGGGACTATGAGCGGATCAATATTTTCTTTTTCAAGAGCGTTGAGGGTATCTTCTGACACTGCAGTCGGATGTAGTTCCAAAAAGCCACCTACAACATCGTTAAAGTGAGGATAATATACACACCCTATTTTTGGACCTCTAAAAATTTTAGTATCTGCGTATAGGAAAGTATCTTCATCTACGTGAGTACCCAAATATTGTCCTGGCTTAAATGTTCTGGTCCAATACTCAAAGCCACACAATTCTTCGATAGGAAAAGGTAAGTTTTTTTCCCAAATTGCTTGGATCAGTCTTTTTCTTGGAGTATTAGCTGGAGATTTATGCCATCCATCCCAAAACATGTAAGGGGCAAAACAATCTGCTTTTTCATCATGATAACTATTTAAAACCGATGCTATTCGGTCCTCTTCTCCCATTGAAGCTGGAAAAAAATCTTTAGTATTTTCAATCTCTAAGAGCAAGTTTTTTTCTTGGATATAGTCATCTATGACTATCATATAATATTAATCCTTAATTACTACTGTATGCCCCGTTATTGCTGGACTGTGATAAACATTAACCCCAGATATTGACTTTAGCTCTTGGTGCATTTCATATGCTTGGCTATACTCATTTTCTGCTGAATACAGTCTTGCATCGTCGTTTGTATACGAAATGAGCATTGTTCCTTTTGAGTTCAATGCATTGCAGAAGTTTTTAACCATGCTAACATCATGATAAATTTCAAACATTGTTAAAAATATAAAATCATATGTACCAGCGGTTTCATTCTCTATGTCCTGCATAGTAACCGTACTATACGACCAATTTACTGCGTTGTCTTGCAACAAGTTTTCTAAATAATCAAGTTGATAGTTATTGACTAAAGTTAAATCTGTTGATGAGTTCATCAATTTTGAAATTTCATAATTAAAAGCTGGATTAGTCATTAAAGTTTTTGCTGGTTTTGCTGCAAGATATAGCATTTCTGCATACCCAGCATAAAATTCTGAAACAAAACTTGTGTTCCAAGCTGAGTCTTCTTTTGCAAAGAGATCAAAAAAACGCGTTGCGAGGTCGTTGCCAAGAGCTTCTCTTCTTTGGTCTAAAGAAAGAGTATTATTATACTCATAAATTTTAGCAGAAACGTCAACTGTATCTTGAATTTCTCCTAGTGACTTATATTTAACTATTTTTTCTATTTTTGAGTAATAAAGTTGATCATTATTATTGTTCACGGTTTAAAGCTCCTAATGCTAATTGACGCCAATACCAAAATCTTCTAATACTTAAAATAAGAAAGATTCTTTGATTTTTTAAAAAAACATACTCTGGACTACCTGCGTATATTTCCTTTGGAGTATTACCAATATTTTCAACTACATTATATATATTTGAAATTTGTCCTCTATTGACTTTAGAAAAGTCTCTTGCCGCATCTAATAGTTCATCTATAGTTACAGTATCTAATGAGTTTGGGTCTAGGCCCAATATCATCATAAAATATGCTAATTGTTTTTCAACATATTCAATATTTTTTTGAGCGTCAAATGCCATAAAAATCCTATCTTCTATAAGAGATCGTCATCTGGTACGATGATTTTATCGTGCCCTATTTTTCCAAGAGGAGAACTTAGTGTGTTGCAGTGCATGGAGGACCCATCGTTATAAATAAATGTTCCTTCTTCTTTTGAATAAATTGGAAAATTATTATTATCTTCTATTTGATGAAGTTCATTTTTTTCATTTAAATATGGATCTTGTCCTGACATACTACCCTCTTAGCCCTTCAAGAATTGCTACTTGTTTAATGAGTGATTCAAAAGCCAATGTTTCACTTTCTCCTATGATTGTATTTGGTTTTTCCGTAGCGGAAGTAAGTGAATTTAAGTCAAGACCCAATAACATTGCTAATGTATAAACAGATTTTTCTAGGTAAGCAACTGCTTTATTTTTTGCTGAATTTAGTTCAGTGGCATTCACGTTTTGCATTAGTTATTTCCTTATGAAAGTTGTTCTATTTTTTGTTTTAGAGTAGCAACTTTTGCTAGTTCTGCTACTAAATTCTTTTTCTTTTGTGAGTCAAAAAGATCTTCGTTTTCTTCCGACTCATCATAAGAGTATGTGTTCATATTGAATGTATCTGGATCTAGTCCAATTTCTGAAACAAGTCTATAAACATTAGTTTCTATATTTTTAAGAGCTATCTGCGCTGCTAATAATTTTTCAGAATTTGATAAAGATGAAAAGCTCATTTTTCCTCACTTTTTAGAAAGTACCTATAGATGAATAGTAATTATAATTTAGGATTACTTAACTTTAATAATCCTAAATTTGCTGGTCCAATTTTTTCTCCTTTTTCATTTAAACCAGTTTTTATGCCTTTCATCCAAGTCCATGGTTCTTCTCTGTTCTTTTTCATTTTTGCATCACCGTATTCTTGTCTGGCTTTCATTAAATCTGGTTTATCCCATAAATTATTTACTTCAAATTCAACTGATTCCAATAGATCACTTTTAAAAATATTAAAAAACATAAATGGCATTCCTGCCGAAAATGTGACTGGTTCGCCAACTTTTGTTATCATCCAATTCATTTGGAATTCATCTGGCCACCAACTACTTGGGATTACTGCCGATAGAGCGAATGCTCCATCTACGCAATAATTTGGTGAACCGCTTATCCATGTATCATATCCATCTTCAGTGCCGAATGCCCATCCAACGGAAAAAGACACCATGCCAACAATGCCACCGTAAGCTAGTTGTCTATCTTTATACATTTCTCCTTCTAAAATCTTAGGAGTTGTGTTTCCACCATCCCACTGAACTACGACATCTTGCGGAAGAATTAACTCCCAACCACTAATATTTGCAGTAGTTACAGGAAGACATTGGTATGCGTGTTTTTTATAGGTGTTATCCATCCAATCTCTTTTAATTCTTGATTGAATTATTTCAGGAGGATTTTGATGAGTTCTTGTAAGAGTAACTTTTGTCATAATTTATAATAAAGGTATATTATTGCCTTTAGTGATGCTTAAAGTTTGCTCTGCTTTAGTTTCTGTTGAGCCGTATCCACTTGAATACTTGTGATTATTATCATTGTAATCAAACATTGTTACAGCAGAGTATTTTGTTCCTTTTGTGATTTTCTTGGATGCATGGGCGTAGATATATGTAGATGGGAATATGACAATATCGCCAGCTTCTGGCTTAAATGTTATATTTAAATATGGGAACCATAGTTCACCACCCTCATAATCGTCATTTAAATACATTACTGATGACACAGTGCATGTATAAGAAAAGCCATGATCTGCATGAACAGAAAAATGTTGACCTGGTTTATAGCGAACAAAGTTGATCGCTTCCATATATTCCATTTTAAAACTATATACTGACTCATAGTGAGTCATGCATGTCTTTAGTGCTGATTCAACGTCTTCATAGCACTTTTTTACTTCTTCAAATTCTGGAGTAAGATACTTCCAGTGATCAGGGTGCATCTTTAAATCAACGCAATCTCTGTACTCTGGCATCTTTGTATTATACCCAACTAAAGCTTCTGACCACTTAAAAAGATTGTGATTACTATTTCCAATAGTTTCTTCTAGTCTTTCTGGTATTCGCAGATCTCTTGGAATAGCGTTTCGATATAGGTATATGCCAAATTTTGCGTTATCTACTGGTTCTGAACAAGATCCTATATAAAAATATTCCATGGTAAACCTTTCTTTTTTTTCTAGTGATATACTATACCATATAAATTAATCTGAAGGAGCATTTTGTGGATTTTAACTCGGAACAACAATCTTTAATTAAACCTGGACACTTTGGCTCCTCAAAAGATAATATTGTTATAATTAAAAATTTTGTAGACTTAGAAGATCTAAAAAAAATACAGAGCTTTTTACCTACAATTAATGAGTGGATGGATGCTGGAGAAAGTCAATATTCTGCTGATGGTACCTGCACCTATGACGCATCGTACTGGCAGAACCGTCAATGTAGCGGCGAAATTTTATCTAAAATTAATTTAGATATATATAATTTAGTTGATAAATATATTATTAAAATGAAATGGCTTCTTGAAGATTTTTTTAAGGTAAAACTTTTTGCAAGACCGCCGGTTATTATTAGGTGGTTTGCTGGTTTAGAGCAACAGCCTCATGCTGACAAGCAATTAAATGATGGATCACCTAATCCATTCCCAACATATGATTTAAATTCGTTAATTTACTATAACGATGATTTTGAGGGAGGAGAATTATATTACCCTCAGCATGATTTGATCGTAAAACCGGAGCCAGGTCTTGCAGTTGCGCATCCCGGAGATATAAATTACTTACATGGAGTTAAAAAAGTAAAATCTGGAGAACGTTTTACTACCCCATCATTTTATACCATCACTGAATTATCTTAGTATCGTTTCTTAAATATTTAAGAAGCTTTATATCTGCCCATATAAAAGTTAAAGCTATCGGCAAATATAATAGGCCATGTAAGGTAAATGGCCACTTAGTAATTTGATAAAACATATTTAAAGTAAATGTTAAAACATAATTCCAGTAACAGAACACGCCTAATTTTTTAACAGAATAGTATAGTTTTAAACTTAGATAAAAATGTACAGATGCGGCTGCTGTTGATGTATATGTGTATACAAAACCTAACTGAGCGACAGTTGAGTTTTGAAAATCTAAACAAAGAACCAAGATAGCAAGACCAAGTGCTGCGTAGTGATGATATACGGTTTGTTTTTGTAGAAGATTTTTACCTTTTACTATTGCCATAATATCACTAGATAGATAAATTAAACCAACAGACCTTAGGGCAATATTATTCCAAATTCCATTTTTGATTTGAAAGATCATTAAAAAACTTAAAAAAATAAATAAACAAAAACTAATTATTCCCTGTATCAATTGACCAGATGAATATATTTCTTTATTATTTATTTGTTTATTTTTTCTAAAAATAGAAAGAAATATTTTATTATTTTGTAAATAATTTATTATAAAACAAAAGACTAAAAAAGCGGATACAGGAATCAAATTCCATATATCCGCTAGATTAGTTAACATTCTTACCTTAATCTATTTTTCTGCGCACCTATTACTTAAATGATGGTGGGAAGAATGGTGGGAAGAATGGTGGGAAGAATGGTGGGAAAAACGGTGGGAAAAACGGTGGGAAAAACGGTGGGAAAAACGGTGGGAAGAATGGTGGGAAAAACGGTGGAAAGTACGGTGGAAAGTACGGCGGAAAAAACGGTGCGTGCCTTTCGTATGAAATTGTTGATCCCAAGGGAACAACAGTCGTATCCGTTAAAGCAGTTTTGACTTGATTTACAATAGAAGCGTTGTTAGTAGCGGTGTCTATTGGCGTCCCAACAACAAAACCAGCACTTGTTATCGTAGTGTTAGCTGTTGAGTCGGCAGTTCCGTGCCGCTATTGTTGGTTTAGCTCTTTTTCTTTTAGAACCTTTACCTGGTTCTGGTATTCTATTAGCTGTCATATTATGCCGCCAAGTCTCCTAATGCCACCCATGTATCAGTAGCTCTTTTAATAAGTGTAGCAGATGACCATTGTGTGCGCAACTTAAGGCCAGGAGTTCCATTAACAGTTACGCCTGCTTGAGCTGCTATTGTAGTTTGACCAGCTCCAGTTTGAAGAACTGTGATTGTAGTTCCTACTGGATAGGCTACGTTTGAGTTACTTGGGACTGTAAGATTGTTTCCTGAAGCTACGTTCATTTCAATCATTTTGCCTCTATCAGCTAATACTAAAGTATACGCTGCTGTTTGGGCGTTGGTTACAGTGTCACCAAATATTCTTTGGTAGGTAGTTCCATCATTTGTAAACTCCCAACAGTCATCTGTTTCATTCCAACGGAGAACAACATTTGTTGATGTTCCACGCTCAACTTCAATTCCAGCGTTTTCTGAAGGTGTTCCAGCTTCATTATTATTCAGTATAATAACATTATCATTAATTGTTAATGTTTCAGAGTTAACAGTTGTTGTTGTGCCGGAAACTGTCAAGTTACCAGAAACAGTTAAGTTTCCAGCAACTGTTGGGTTAGATGTGTTAACCCAAGCTGATCCGTTATAAAGAAGGACTTGATTTGTAACTGCTGAAGTTATTGTTACATCAGAAAGTTCTGATACGCCAATTGTTTCAGCAAGACCTGTACTAACCCAAGCTGAACCATTGTATTTTAAGAATTGACCATTTGTTGCGCCTGTTACTGCAACATCGCCAATATCATCAAGATTATTGATTGGTGGGATTGAAGCCCATTCAATGCCAGTTGCAGCAGATGAATTAGCTTTTAAGTAATATCCATCTGTTCCGACAGAAAGAACTGCTGGAGTATCATTTGCTGTAGCAGTGAAAAGATCGCCCTTAGCATTTGCTGTTGTCTTTAGAATAGCATCATCAGATATCTGAGCAACGACAAAAGCTGTTGTTGCAATTTGTGTATCATTCGTATCAACTGCAGCTGTTGGTGCTGTTGGTGTACCTGTTAATGCTGCGTTTGCCGAAGTTGCATAGCCAGCAAAGGAAACATTTGCTGTTTCAGATCCAGTAATTCTTCCGTAAGAATCAATCGATAAACTGCTAATAAAAGTAGTTGTATTAGCTCCAGAAGTATTTGTTTGGGTTACTGTAGCTAAATCAATATCATCTGCATTTACGACTATTCTATTTGCACTGGCTGTTGCAATATCAATTTGATTACCAGTTTTTGTTAAACCATTACCTGCTGTAATAGTTGCTGTTCCTGTAAATTGAGTATAAGTAAGACTATCTGTTCCAAGAACAAAAGCTCCTGCAGTTCCGCTACCTACTGAAGTAAGAATAAATCCTTGTCCAGAATTTGTGGAACCTGACAGAACCAGTAGGGCATCACCAGTTTTTAACTGACCAGCAAGGCTATTATCTGCGTCATCTCTACGAGTTAACACAAATGCCGTAGTTGAAGTTACACCCTGTTCTGTTACGGTATATATGCCGTTATGTGCGGCATTTGATTGATTTTTGATCAAAACATCTTGGCCAGTTGTTACCTGTGAACCATCAATAGTGAGTCTACCAGTAGAATCACCGGTTAGTGTTGCACCGGCTCCGTCTGTACCATTATTATATGTGCATGCTGGAAGCGCTGCTGCTGTTGCATACTTAACTGTTTCATGCCAGTTAATTCCAGCTGTTATTGAATCTACATACCCTCTTGTTGCAAGGGCGGTTGATCCTGTGCCTGCATTTGATGCAATGACAGAAGAAACATTCATCACTCCGTTAGCGGCGATATTTGCTACTACAGTCCCACTTGAGTTTTTGAATTCTACTAAAGGTGCTGTTGCGCCAGAGGCTGCTTTGAAAACTGCTGATTCATCATACACCGTTATTTCAGGTGCTGTTTCTGTTCTTAAACGGGCCATACTACTCCTAGCTTGGAATTAATTAAAGCTATGAATATAGTAATAGTCTTTACGCAAAATTATTGTGTTATTCTCTTTAAAAATTCCAACATTTTTCCAACGTATTTGATGCGACCAAAATGGGTTAAATTAATAGTTGGATCAACCCAAACTTTTCCACCTATTTTTTGCCAATATCGGCAGAAACCATAATCTTCAGACAAAAATCTTCCAGTTTCATCTACGTAAGAATTAAATAGTGCGTAAGCGTTATCTACTTCTTGACCAGTTAGTGCGCCTGTGTCATCTTTATATTTTAACTTTTTATACTTTTTAAACATTTTATCAAAGACTTCGCGTTTAATAACCATAAAACCAGTTCCAGCCTCAAAACACTCAATTGCTCCATTGTCAATATTAAGTTTATTGTTGCCTGGTTCAGTTAAATGAACTACATATCTTGAAGCATACTCCATAAGATCTTTTGAATCAACCTCGTTCTGAGCACCTTCTTTTACTCTATCCCAATTAATTTCTTTAATTGGATACGATGCAGTCATAACGTCTTTGTCATGCCATAAAAGCTTTAAAATAGCCTCTTTATCAAACTGTAAATCTACGTCTATAAAAACCATATGAGTAAATGAGTCATTACCCATAAATTTAGCTACAAGATTATTTCTTGCACGGTTTATCAAAGAATCTGATATTGTACAGACTGAATACTTAAGTCCAATTTCCTTATAGTACAATAAGGCTTGCAAAAAGCTCATCATAAATGGCTCTGTAACATGAGAGTCATAACAAGGAAGTGCAAAAAATACATTCCATTGTTCAATTTTTTCTTTTGGAATAGTTATATTTATACTTTGTTGTTCTATTGACATAATTTTATTATACCATAATCTTAGGGTATTTTATCTTAATAGGTCGATAATAATGACCAATTATAGATGGTCTTAATACGCCTTCTTGAGATCTTACGGCTTTATGGATAAGTCTTGGACCCCAAAACAAAACATCCCCACATTCTGGTAAAAATGCTTCTTGTTTAAAACCATTTTTTAATAATTCAGGTACATAAATATGATTAATAAACTCTGCATATTTTACTGAGAGGAGATCCACAGCAAAAGCATCTGGCGGTTCTGTTTTGATTTGATTTTTTAATACACCGTTTTCAAATACAACAAAATTATTTTCAATCAAAGTTTTTTCATATTTTTCTTTTAACGATAAAAATAAATCATCTTTTTTATAATCTATTTTATGACTTTTTGGTATATAAGTAAAAGGTCCTGATTCTAGTGTAATTTTATCTAAAGCTATCCATGCTCCAACCCTACCTGTAAAAGAGGCTTTTGGGTGGAGTTCTACGTTAAAAAGTTTTTCGTTTTCGTCATTACCATCAGTATGCCAATCTTGACCATATGATGACCATGGAATAATCGATAAGTGTAGTTTTGGTTTTCTATATTCAAGTACTGTTTTAGCAACTTGTACAAGTTTTTTATTATTTAAAAACTTACGTATTGTTTTATCATCTTTAAAAACTTCCCATCTATATTTTAAAAGAGGTATTTTTTCTACTACTTCTGGTGGGGATTTCCAAATTTCTGAATCTTGATTTTCTATAAAATATTTTTTATATTTTTGAATTTTTTCAAAATCTATTAGGTTTTTAACTATAACAAAACCAAATTCCTCATAGTGTTCTTTTATTTCTTTTTTATTCATATTGATCTTCTTACATTTGTTGTATATTTAATATTATCATGCTCAAGGGTGATTGAACGATGTTTGTCAGAACTATGTCTAACATCTGGTTCATTGCCCTGTTTAGCGCCGAGTTCTTTACCCTGTAACTGAAGCTTTTCTTTATCTTTGTCACATACTGGTATTGATATTCTTGGAAAAGAACAAAAAACAATACTTTCTGCTTTTTGGTTACAGTAAGCGCACTGCAATTCGTTTATTTCGTTTAATATAACTTCATAATCTTCATCGCCAGTTTTAACAAGATTATCAAAATCATAATAATCATTTACATAATAAGAAGTTATTTTATTGTCAATTTTAGAAATAAAATGATTTTTCTTATTTGTATATGTTAAAGAGTATGTAGAGTCAAACATTCCAAAACCATCATTAGGCCTTGTAGGAGCCGATAAATGATCTATTATTAGAGAACAATCCTCCATGTAGCCGTTAAGATGAAGGGTAAATTGTATTTCTGCTGGAAATACATTATCAATTATTTTTAATGTAAAATATCCATTTTCTAGAGTAAAGTGGGCTGTGATTCCTTGATAATCTCTGTTAACGATATAATCAATTTTTGGCTCTCCAACTACTTTTCCTAAGTAATTTGTATGTACTAAATTTTTTTCTTTTTTAAAATCACAAGCGTGCTTTTCTCCATAGCCGCATAAGCCCATTAGAATACTTTTAGTTTGGCTCTTACTTTTTACTGGATTAATAGTATAACCATTAATCGTTAAATGGCTATATATTTTTTCTCCCGTGTGCATGTTTGAAATTTACCTTTTATAAACTATTCGATATTGCCTTATAGTTTAGTGCAACTTCTTCCGCTGATAAAACCCTATTATATATATGAACATGCCTCATTTTAGAGGCTCCGCTAAAATATTCATATAGTATGACAGCTGCAGTTCCTGCTGTTTTTGGGTTTGAAACACCAGTTCTTGTTCCAAGTGAAGAACCATTAACATATGGAATTGTAGTGCCTCCGTTTTTTGTCAATCCAACATAATACCACGTATTTATAGAAAATTCAGATCCAGTAGACGAATAACCGCTAGTTCCAGTTGCTGAAAAATCACTATCAGAATTACTTGGATCATATCTCCAGTGTATCTTTCTTTCTCCTGGATATCTCCAAATTCCAGGACTTCTGTCTATGCCACCTGCATTATAAGAGAATATCTTATCCCAAGAACCACTAGTATTATTTATTTGAATAGAAAAAAATATTGAATGAGTATCTAAATTTAAAATACCTGTAGTTCCAGTTGAATATGTTTGTCCATTTTGGATTGTTTGACCACTTAAAGAAACGCTACCGCTTGCATTTAATTTGCTATTGCTTAAATCATATATTGTTGTTCCAGTACCTGGATAACAATCTAAATTGGTTAAATCATAGTTTAAAACTAGACTACTCTGCACTATGTCTAGTGGCCACTTTTTTTGTTTTACAGAAAAATAAAAATCCTGGGGAGTCCAAAGACCACTATTTGATGTACCAGTGTTTTTAGGTCCAATTATCTTTCCATTTCCTGGCATACTAGTTGGCCAATCCGTATTTTTGCGTAAGATATTCTTCTACTTTTATATAGTCTGCACTAGAAAGTGCTGTATTATACACAATGATTTCAGCACATTGCCAATCTGAATATTCGGCGTTTACTCCTGCGTTTACTGATAGTCTTGTACTTTGAGTCCCACCAGAAGTTGCTCTTGTAACTTTATTTGATCGATATAAATTTAGTTG